AGGCAACAACCATTGCGTAATCATCATGATCTCGAAGACCATTTTCATAAACACATGAACCATTAATTGATGCGTATCTACACTCTTCGGATTGACATGGCTCATCCTTATCAGTAAAGTCTGCTCCCGCTCTTAACTTAGATTTACCGATTGTCAACACACCCTTGTTACCAAATTCGCCTAGTTCGCCAGTATCGGTGTTGGCAAAAATCGAACCGGGGGAGTTAGTGACCATTGATCCCCGAGCATAGAAAAGACCATATGTTGCAATCACCATAGGATCTAACCAACTTCGGCCGGAGCCACCGAACCAGAGTGGAGCAACATAAGCGCCGGGAGTGTCGGTGTTGGGTAAACCGTTCTGTCCCGGATTTCCAGTTTCAAAGATGGTAAAGTTACTTTGATTCACTGGTCCTTCAACTCCATTCACATAACCGGCGCACAGATCATATTCGTTGACATGTGTGTTGGAGTTTGCAAGCGGTGAACACCATTTTGGTGTTGCTCCACATTGTGCGTCGTTAGTTCCCCACCGACAAAATTCCTCATCGGTACTAAAACCCATATTGTCAACGTAATCAAAGTAATCGTATTCGGAACATGATGGGTTTGCATCACAGACTCTATCTCTACATTGACCACAATCTGCACTGTTGTATGGACAATTTTCATTAATTATCTTATCACAACCATCGTCTGGTTCTGGTTCTTCTGGATCCTTATTGATTTGTCCGTTGATTCCACAACAGCCGGGAAGTTGTTCACCAATTGCATAGTATTTCCAGTTAGTATCAGAGCCATCGCTGTATGGAATGTAGCAACCGGCTCCACGATTTTGTGGATCACCTGCTGGGAACTGTGGATCATAGTCAACATAATATGGTCCATTAACCCCACAGAAATCCGAGCAAACTGCGGTTTCTTTTCCGGTTGCTTTACATGAAGTGTCAGGTCCTTCACCCTCAGAATAGCAAGGCAAGTTAAAATCACAGTTTTCACATTTTCTGAAAGCAAATCCATATTGAACCAAATTTGTTCTAAGATCATCAGCAGCCGAATCTCCAAATTCACAACCTCCACCTGAGAAACAACCCTTAACGTTTCTTCTCATCGTATAACCACAACTTGGATCATTAAATGGTTGACAGAATGGAGATCCACCACTTGGAGTGTCTTTTTGTCTACCAGCAGGACAATCAGGTCCGGCGTGTCCCGGTCCTTTTTCTGTTAAAGTAAACGAACCATTGACGGAATTGAAAGCACTAAAGGCTGGTCCGAATATGGTTGAAAAAAGATAATCCACACCGATGATATTAGAACCATCTTCACTTCTGGTATCGCTTCCGACATCTCCCTCCTGATCCTGAGAGGAACAGGTAACAATTATTTCCGAAATTTTTGCTTCGTCTTCAAAGAAAATGTTTCCGTTGAAGTCGTCTGGTGGATTCCCGTTTCCATCACAGGGAGTCCCTAACACTGCCAGAACGTCACAGAGATTCGCTGTATCGAGAATTCCCGACTCATCCTGTTTAAATGGATTTTGGTAGAATCCAGCACCGTCAAAGGGTGTTACGAATCCCGGTATATTAACTTCATTTGGTCTATTATCGTAAATTACGCCGGGGAAGAAGGTTTTTAAATTATTACCGAATGCACCCAAACTTGGGAGTGCGTCTCTTGATGCACAACAACTCTCTAATTTATTTGCTTGTCTTGTGTGGAAAGCCTTCATAGCGAAGTTAGCATGTCCCTCATTATTGTCCGCCCGATTTTCGGGATCCCCGTTTGTGGGTATATCTCTTACATATACAGATGATGTTGCAAAACAAGCATTTTCGTCGTAAGCGGCATCCTCACAGTCAAACCCTTCGTTATTAAATCCCCCCAGTTTTTCCTTTTGAATAACTTGATACTTACACGCACCACAGTAGTGTGGATTGGTGTCAGGACTATCTGGATCACAATTGCTAATTAAACCACCGCCGGGAACTCCGCTGTCATCGTTGGGGGGATATGCTGCGTTTCCATTTCCGTCATTGTTTGGGACGAATCGAAGATCGTCTGGATCATCAATTGGTGGTCTGTTGTTTGGACGATAGTAATTGTTGCAGCCGGGAAGACCTGCTGGAGTTGATCCTCCATTATTGAATGATAAAGTAGCCAAGAAGTCAGACCTCGATAAAGCATCCGCACAACTCTCGCCCGGAACATTGTTTGGTCCACCCTGTCCAACTTGACATACTCCGCCGGGATTGTTATCGTCTGCCTCGGTAAAATGACAACAACTAACACATAATTCCCCATTTCGAATATCAGCCCGAGTTTGAGTATAATTGGGTGCGACTTGCAACCAATTGTAACAATTTGCTGTCGTAGTCCCACAGCAATAACCTGAGCCGTACCCTCCATCACCATCGCCGTCGGGATCAAGACCACGAGCATAAGCCTCATCACTTGATGGGTTACTTCCTCCACCAGTAAATGGATTACCATAATCCTCTGGCATACATTGACACCAAGTTCCACCTGATTGTTGACATGATGATTTACACAACGTCACTGAGGTTCCTTCCGAGGTGCATGGACACTCTTCGCCCGGATTTCTGGAGTCACAGTTGGCCTCACAACAAACTCCTTCATATTCCTCATAATAGCCCGGATCGGTCGGATCCAAGTCTGGACATATTCCCCCAAGAATAAATTCGGATCCTTGACCACCTTCTGTTCCCTCTCCGGGCACATAACCAGACTCGTTAATCCAACCATAGCACTCACCACAGAGACATCCACCATCAGAGCCATTTGTGTAATTGCCGTCAACATCCCAACAAGGATTAAAGCCTGCGAAACAGAGTAAGTGATTAATCCCTTCATATCTTGTTTCAATAAAGTCAATGGACGCTTGAAGTGTGTCAATCAACGAGGAATCATATGTCAAGCAGCAATAATGACCGCCAAGTTTAGGATCTAGTTCATTTACACACGCACCGGGCAATGCTCCATCACTTCTATTTTGACAGTTCTTGTTATCCAGCAGGTGTGTGATCTCCGTTGGATTGATTATCATATTCTGCAAATAACCCACCTCTGTTAGCACAAACAGATTCCTTGACACCCTCTCCGTTAACTCCATCGTCACAATAGAATTTACCGGGTATTGGGGTATTTGATCCATCAAGTTCGGGTGAGCAACATGAACCGACTGGCTCACTGCAAATTCTAAACGTTCCATTGTTGTCAAGTTCACCTTCTCGAATCGAACAACTTGTGTTGGTTGTATGAACAGCAATTCCGTTACCTGTGATGTCTTGACAATCTTCTTCCGGAACGTTGTCAGCACAATATTTATTCGTGGAGTTTTCATAGTGTTCGTTGAATAAAGCCAAAGAGTTTGGATTACTAAGCATGTTCTGTGATGCTTTAATAAAGGTTGCAGCCTCACCTTGACAACAAGATCCAATTGAAGATATGCAATTATCTTCTCCGGATCTATCTGCACAAGACAAACTGCTCCAACTGTTACCTTGTTGCTCGCATACATTTTGACGAACAGGAAA